CCCCCAAGTAAGAGTCTTTTTGATACTAGCAACCGCTTGCGCTTTTCAATTCCCGGAAGGTGCCGACCTTTGCTTACCATATCATCCGAATTGTCTTGATAGGTCCCCCATCGGAGGTTTTCCACGCGATTGTTACTTGGATTATCGTCAAGGTGCATAACTAATGGCTTGCTTTCAGGATTCGGGATATAGACTTGAGCGACGAGCCGATGCACGTCATATTTTTCGCCTTCAAAACTGACTGATCTATATCTCATTCCTTGTGATCTACCGTGCTGGCGCAATTCAAGAAACACTCGCCCGCAGCTACTAACAAACATGGGTCCGATGCTCGTGCTTTTGATTTTGACCTCGTCCATACCATCCCCCAGCAATAGTGTTTGCTCAAATACAATCGGCAAGGGGGAGTTGTCAACTTGAGATTTTGCGGTATTCCCCAATAGTTTCAAGGTTTTGTGGCGACAACTAATTGCTGCACATATTAGATACAACAAACCAAACATACCAAAAAAATTTTTATTCCCAGGAGAATCATTGGCTTACAAAAAATAGTGAAAAAAACTGCTAAAGGTTTTTGTGAATGTTCCGATAAGAGAAATAGAAGGGAGAAACGGGAACGGGATTCTAGGGAGCAGATGTTAGCACCCGCAGACGATGTGGGAGTGCGGCATGAAACCGGGCTGATAACTCGGGCGATTAGTTAGAATCCCGATTCTGTTTTTTCGTTCCACTAACTAAACACAAGGGAGGCGCGTTATGTTTTTGAATATTATTGGTTTTGTTTTTGCTGTTAGTGCTTCGTTAGTCCCGATGTTTGGGCTTATTTACTAACTAAATGGGAGGTAACAGAGATGCTACTTGAAACCAAATTTTATGGACCTACAAATACTAAAGGTGCAAGGGTCAGGGTACTTGTTCGGTTTGTTTGTTTGTGGAGAGAATAAGAGAGTCTTTATTCCGTGGGACTATGAATTAGATATGGAAAACAACCATATCGAAGCAGTTAAAAAGGCAATATCCAAATTAGAATTGAAACCAAAGATTCTTAGATTGCGCTTTTCTTGGCTTAATGTGGGATGTGTCGCAATTCCGACAGTAGTGGAGTCCCACTACATTGCGGATAAAACTATGAACGTAGGTACGGAGGTAGACGTATGAAAGTCTCAAAAACTTATGCGCTAATAACAGAAGAGAGCGCCGAAAATGGCGATATCGAGGATAGTGGCTTCGAGTATCAAGACTATGAGGACAATATTGTGGAAGCTGTGGCGCGCATTGAAAAGGAGTTAGGATACTTTGATGGTTTGGAAAGCTTCCCAACTATATATGGGTGCGATGGGTCAGTGGACTATTCGGACGGGTCCGTTACAACCTATGCGCTGCATTTTGATGGGAGCGCAGAGGAATTGACGGAATTGAAAGCACTATTGGCGAGCCATCGCTTCAACTCATGTAAGTAAATGGGAGGTAACTAGCATGAAACTATACACCAAAATTTTTAGGCTCTGTGTCGCCATTGAAAATTGCCAAGTATCCGGCCATAAGGAATGGGAATTGCGCCATATAGCAGAATTAAATGAGTTGATTAAGGAAAAAATGCCCAATGGTTCGGGGTTTGATAACAGAACCTTGCTTTTGGGCTGCGATAATCGGGTGATGTTCTTCGAAACCCGCTTCCATCACATGGACGAAAATGGTTTTTATGATGGTTGGACAGATCATAAAATAACAGTAAAGCCCGGTTTTGATGGTGTGGAGATTAAGGTTGGTGGTGTAAACCGCAATGACATTAAAGATCACATTGCCGAGTGTTTTTATCACGCATTGAATGAGGAGATCGGAGAGTGAAAGTAGCAGTAGAATACAAATATATCTAATACAAATATATCTAATAGGAGACCCTACCATGAAAACACAAGCTTTTGAGTTTATCGCAACAAAGAACGATATCGTATCCATTGACTCCGCTAATCGCATGCGCGTGGTGCTGTTTGGTAAGGACGTAACAGTAACAGACGACGATTTTGACTGGGAGTCTGCGCGTCTGACAAAGTGTGATGCCAAGCGAGTGAAGGATTTGGCCAAGCTTGGCTTGTTTGGGCAGATTGAAAGAACGGAAGCAAAACCGGAGCAAGGCGCTGGGATGCCGATTGTTAGACGTGTGGCTTTAAGCAATGATACCATGCGAAAGGGTCGGATATTTGGCGAAGTAAATAGCACGATATATTATCATAATGGCTTGTGGTGCAGTACAGAAGGTGCCGTGGTAGTTTCAGACGGCATGACCTTATACAAAGGAAAAACAGAGGAGCAATGCGTTGCAGCAGGCGAAACACGGAACACGAATGGCGTGATTATTCCATTCTATTTGATTGATTGCGTCTTGGCTAATGTAAGCAAGAAAAAACGGAGTGTGGTTTGGTTTGGTGTGGCCGATCGAGAGACGATCTACGTGCGAGGCAATGGTGTTAGTTTTGAAGGCAGGGAGATTGTGGGCGCTTATCCTGCGTGGGAAGCTGCTGTCCCGCAAAATTGCGTGGATGTGGCAGTATTGGATGCCACTGAGGCGGTGTTAGTCGGCGCAGAAAAGGGCAGGGTAGCAGTAGGCGAAGCACTCCATAATGCGTCCGACTTGCGGAAAATTGTCAAAGCACTCGGAAGGACAGAACTGAGACTGGAGCGTGAGAGCCTGAAGCGTCCTGCAAAGGTCGCGCTTGGCGCTGTGGGCGAGTTTGCTTTGATTGTTCCCGTATGGAAGGGGGTTTGATATGGAATTGAGGAACGTTGAACTAGTAGTTTTGAGTAAGCGCAATGATTCTAGAAAGATAGCGGTTTTCATGAGTGTGGGCGGGGTTGTGGCCAATGTTTCGAGCCAAGCCGCCGAAAAATTGCGAATGCGATGGGACGTGCGTTCAAATTCCGTGGTTGTACGCGGCTCGATTCCGCTCGACCTGCTTAAGATGTGCATTGAACGATAGCCGCTCCAACCCTTCCAACCCTTCCAGCCCTTCCAGCCCTCCAGCCCTTCCAGCCCTTCCAGCCCTTCCAGCCCTTCCAACCCTTCCAGCCCTTCCAGCCCTTCCAGCCCTTCCAGCCCTTCCAGCCCTTCCAGCCCTTCCAGCCCTTCCAGCCCTTCCAGCCCTCCAGCCCTCCAGCCCCCATTTCGTGTGAATAATACACGTTGGGAGCATTGGATGGTAGCAGGTAGTGCTTTTTGACCGGGATATCAGGGGGTTGTGTCGTTAGTGTCGAGCGAAAAAAAAATCGACACCGGAATATTCCAATGAAATCATGGGGGTTGTGTCGTTAGTGTCGATAGTGTCGATCTTTTTTATTTATTGTGTGGAGAGGTAGAGAGGGAGAGAGGGAGAGAGGGAGAGAGAGTAAGGATCATTTTATATAATAGAGTTGGAAAAATCGACGCTGCGGCATAGGCGACACACACGCTGGAAACCACAAGGGAAAACCGGTGTCGATCTTTTTTTGAGATCGACACCATGCCACAAGGCCATGATATCATTGGACTACGTAACCTCACGAGCATTAGTGCTATAATGCCAATTATCATGCGAATGCTACTCTTTGATATCATTGACAAATACATCACTTTGCAATACATTGATACCATTAGGTTTTTGGTTTAGTGTTATCGGGGTTTTACCATAAGTTCTTGTTTTTCCTAAGATTTTGGGTCCCATCCGAACCGGGGGGCGCTAAGGCGCGCTCAACCCCTCTCTGTCCCAAAACCAATGTTTTTGGGTAAATAATACGCTTTTTACCCCCTTTCAATTTCAAAACCGTACATCCCCATGCGTACATTTTCCGAACACTAACCCAATAAGCTACGTACATTTTCGGGGAGCTACTTAAGTACACTACGTACATTTTCTGAAAGCCGCTTGACACCTCCGTACATCCCCACTATCCTCTGGCATGAAAGGGGATTCACCGATGATTTTTGGTTGTTTAGAAGTGCAGGACGCAACTTTCAAAGCGTCCTGCCATGCCTGCCACAAGAAGGGCCTCCTCCTGACACTGCGCAATCTGCATACCAAAAGGATGCGATGTGAGAGTTGTGGAAACACCACGGCCAACGCCTATCCCGAATGGGTGGCGAACATCGAAAACATGGCACCCGAGTGGGCCGACTACCCGACGTTCATCGAGGCGGTCGGCCCTAGGCCCTCTCCCGATCACATCCTAATACGTGGGGATTCCCGCAGACCTTTCGGGCCTAAGAATGCAACCAAATGGGGTGACCGCTTTGATCGAATGCGCCCTTGCCGCCGCGTGAAAGCCCGCGCCCGCGAAGCCTTCCTCCGCTTGCACCCCGGAGCCCACATCAAGTTTGAGGAGTTGTGGACAAAGCATGGCGAACCCCCAACCCCAAACCATACCGCCCTCACGCCCCATGGCTGGGAAGTCCCGCACGTCCCGATCCCAAAACCTCCACCCTCCAAGGAAGATCTAAAGTACATGTGGGGTTGTGAGCCGCCAGAGGACCTCGAACCCCCTCCAACTCCACGCAACGTGGAAGCCCTAGAGGAGTCGTTTCTCGACCATCAAATGCACATACTCGGGCGCACCCGGCCTCAAGCCCAAAAGGAATGGGAACAAGCAGTCTCTCTTTGGGGCTATCCGCCCGATGAAATGAGCGCCGCATTGACCCCCAACGGGTGGCTATCTGAAGTCACAACTGAGATGCCCCGAGCCTATTGGAATGGCCGCTGGTATCTTGACCCCGACCCAACGGACCTGCCTAACCCCAAATGGTGGGAGGGCGACCGCGAGCACAGGAAGTGGTGGTACGATGACCAACGCCTACGGGCGTATGCGAAAAAGGACGCAGCGGCTTACCAGGCGCTTGACTATCTCACCCGCGGAACCATTCAGCCTGCCCACTACGAGGCTTTTGAGCGGGATACTGGTCTTGGCATTTACCCGCTTCCTAAAGAGGAGCAGGAACAGGAACAATACCCATGGGAGTAACCAACCGCAAAAAGGGGCATGACTTTGAGCGGCGAGTGGTGGCCGCGTTCCGCTCGCATGGGTTCCCCAAAGCCATTCGCCATGATGAGTCCGCCCCAGGGGCAATACTTGGCTATGATATTGACCATACCGGCCCCTTCCGCGTTCAGTGTAAGCGACTTCAGAACTACGCGCCAATATCAAATATCTTTGAGATACCCAACTCCGACGCTTATATCCCACTTCTCATAACCCAACCGGATGATGGAAAGGCAATGGCGGTGCTTCCCTTTTCGGCTTTTCTTCAGCTACTATCAGGGTGTATGCCGAAACTCAAAGAGGAGTTTTAACGCTCATGCGCTTATTCGATAGGGTTTGGCCCCTGTACCATTCATCCGGCCACAACGCCAATGACTTCCTTGCGGCTCTTCTCCCGACGACCCCCCTTGCCGAGCGCACCGAGCTCGCGAAGGAACTTATTTGGGAACTGCGTAAGGTGGCATCAACACCCGAGCAGATTCGCACCTGCAAGGCCAAGCCAACCGGGCAACCGGCTCCCGGCGTGGTGCCTCTCACCGCAGCAGCCCCTCTTGCTCCGGCTACTCAAAACCTCGCGACTGCGGAGGACCCGAGGCAACTGGTATCGGTTTGGCGGAAGATGCAAGCGCAGGCCGACCACCATACGGCGGAGGTACTTCGCCAGCGGGTGAAAGAACTGTTGGAGTCGCCCCTCGATACCTTCACGCCTGCGGAACTGCGGCAACTCGCGGGCGCTCTAACCGATGTGCAGCGGATACAGCGCCTGGCGCTTGGCCTGTCGCCTGACAACCCTGGTATCCCCGTGCGCGATGAACTGGAAGAGAAGGGCGTGGAGGTTCGTTTTGTCCCTCGAAATAGAGCTTCCTGAGATATTTTCTGATATATTTCAACCTGCGAGATACAAGGTTTACTACGGGGGCCGTGGTTCTGGAAAATCACACTCGGTAGCACGCTATATTCTACTACGCTCTCTCCGCTCTAAAATCAGAATCCTTTGCACCCGCGAGCTTCAAAATTCCATCACAGAGTCAGTGTACCGGTTGTTTTGTGAGTTAATAGACGAGTATTCCCTAGGTCATCTTTTCTCAATTACTAACGCCACTATCTCATGCACCCTAACGGGCTCGGAGTACATATTCAAGGGCCTGGCGAAAAACACCGAGGCTATCAAGTCCACCGAGGCCGTTGATATTTGTTGGGTGGAAGAGGCGGAGAAAGTGAGCGAACGGTCATGGGAACTTCTCATCCCAACCATCCGAAAGCCTGGGTCCGAGTTCCTTATCACGTTCAACCCCTCGGACGAGGAGGACCCGGTTTACAAGCGGTTCATCACGAGTCCCCCGCCGAACTCCATCATCAAGCTTGTGAACTACACCGACAACCCGTGGTTCCCGCAAGTTCTGGAAGATGAGCGCAGGGATATGGAGGCTCGCGACCCCGAGCGCCATAAGCACGTTTGGCTTGGGGCACCCAGAACCCAATCGGACGCGCAGGTATTTCGCAATCGCATAAAGGTGGTGGAGTTCAAGGTCCCACCGGATGTGCAGTTCCGCTTTGGGGCGGATTGGGGTTTTGGGTGCGACCCGACGGCGCTGGTCCGGTGCTTTGTCTACGGGCGTGGGCTTTACATCGACTACGAACTTTACGAGTTTGGTTTGCAGCTAACCGACCTCGGGCAGAAGTTTGCCCAGGTGCCCCTCTCATTCCGGCATCCGATTTTTTGTGACCCCTCGCGCCCCGAGACCATTGAGTTCATGCGCCGCCCGGAGAATGGGGCCTATGACTGTCTACCGGCAAACCGGTGGGAAGGGTCGATTGAGGATGGTATCGAGTTCATGAAAAGTTTTGATGCGATCTACATCCACCCGCGCTGTAAGAATGCGGCTTATGAGTTTCGGCGGTTCTCTTACAAAATCGACAAGCACACCGACAAGATTCTCCCGAAACTCGATGAGGTGTGGAATCATGCGATCGATGCCGCACGCTATAGCCTAAATGACTTGATTCAGCACCGCGCTACCATATTTGGACGCTAGACTCAACCGTGCTACCATGCCTCTATATGCACTGGAGGCCGAAGATGTCTGAAGACACCAAGTTTAACGGTTTAACTGAAGTGGTGGACTCGCTAACCCAAACGTCCCCCTTGACAAATACCCAAACGTTCCTTTTCAACACGCCGGGCGGGGCGGTGGTTACAAATAACCGCGCCATGCTGACCAGCTTCTACACGTCCCATGGCATTATCCAGATTGTTATTGATGTGCCGGTGGATGATGCGTTTAGGGGCGGGCTTGATATCTCCTGCCCATCGCTCATCGGGGAAGACATCAAAAAGCTGAAGCGCCGGTTGCAAAAAGACCGGGTGCTCGAGACCGTCGCGCAGGCGTGGAAGTGGGCGCGGCTTTACGGTGGCGGCGGGATTATCGTCAATGCCGGGCAGAACCCCACCCAACCCTTTCGGATCGAGAAGATGAAAAAGGGGCAACCCCTTTCCCTTTATGCCGTTGACCGCTGGGAGCTTGCCTACATGCCACAAGGCCAGGTGAATAACCAGTTTGATGAGCATTTGATGGATATACCCTACAACTATTACGGCGTGCGCCTGCATAAGTCACACGTAATTCAGGTGAAAGGGAAAGAGGCCCCATCCCTCATCCGCGGCCAGTTTATGGGTTGGGGTATGAGCGAAGTGGAGAGACTTGTCTCCGCGTACTCCATCTTTCTCAAGAACCGCAACGTGACGTATGAGCTTTTGGACGAGGCTAAGGTGGACGTGTTCGCTATCCGCGGCATGAACTCGGCTTGCATGACGCAAGATGGGCAAACAAAACTCGCGAACCATATCGCAGCGGCTTCGCGCCTCAAGAATTACCAGAACGCACTTGCTATCGACTCAGAAGATAAATACGAACAGAAACAACTCTCGTTCAGTGGTCTCGCGGAGATTGCAGGGCAGATGAGGATTGACTTGGCTTCTGATTGCCGAATGCCGCTCACCAAACTGTTTGGGCTCTCCCCCTCGGGCTTTTCTACCGGAGATGCGGATATCGAGAACTACAACAGTATGGTGGAGACTGAGATTCGGTCAAAGTGCCGGGCGGATATCCACTTCATCCTTGAACTTTACTGCATGGTGCTTTTCGGGTTTGTCCCCGAGGACCTTGAATTTGACTTTGAGCCATTGCGCGAAACGTCCCCGGTGGACGAGTCGGCCCTCAAAACCCAGGAGCTTAACCGCATTATCGCGGCGTTCCAGAATGGATTTATCACGCCGGAGACCGCGATTGAGCAAATTAACTCCTACGGCGTTTTCCCCAATGCGGTTGACCCTGCGGGCGCGATGACGCTTGAGGAGCTAAACGAAATGCGCGGGGCCATGAGCACGGTTCCCGGTGGGAACACCGATGCCTCGGTGGTGCTGACCCCGTGATTGACGAGAAGCTAAGCCTCCCAACCAAAATCCTGTTACGCAAGGCGGTGCGTGAATTTTACGCGCCCCTGCGAAGCCTCATAATGGAGAACGCGCTCCCGCGGGAAACCCTGGAACACCTGTTCCATATGGGAAAGCTCCGGTATGTGGACGGCGTTTTCGTGGGTGAAATACCCGCGGAGGTGTCGCTTTACCTGAAAGAGCATGGGGCGCGGTGGGACGTTCGCAAGCGCGGGTGGGCTGTGCCGCTTCACCTGCTCCCGGTTCGGGTAGCGGAACTGGCGCAACGCTACGCCAAAAAGGACGACGATTTGAAAAAGGCGCTTATGGCAGCCCTCATGCTGGCTCCCACCCTGGTAGACGCCTTCCTTTCGGGATCGGCGCTCACAGACCTCGGGGAAGCGGCGGCGGGCAAGGCGCTTGAAGCCAAGGCGCTCACGCCCTCGCGGGTGGATATCATGCGGATGCCTGCATATGATGAGCGGGTCCGGGCAGCGATGCAAAGGTGGGCGGCTTCCGAGGCTGCACGCGCGGCGGAGAAGGTTGAGCAGATTGCCGCCAAGGGTGGGGATGTGCAAGCCTACCTGCGAAAGCGCCAGCAGGTTGGCGAGTACCGGGCGGAGATGATTGCCCGGTCGGAGACGGCTATCGAGGTGAACAATCACATTGGGGCCGCGGAGATTCAAGCCGGGCGGGTTTATTACCGGTGGATTACCATGGATGATGATTTGGTCCGGCCAGCCGGTGGAGCCAACCCGTTTTATGGCAACCATCGCGTGCTGCATGATACGATACAAAGGTGGGACTCGCGCCCCATCGTGGACGGGCGAGGGCGCAGGGCGCATCCGCAGGAGGATTTTAACTGTAGATGTATAGCGGTACCAGTAACAACTAAGGGTTAATTATGAAACTCATTAAGGGCAAAGTTATCAAAATGGCGGCTATGCGACCGGGGCCGTGCAAGTATTCTGATGAGATGGTTTACTTGTCACCCGAGACCCTGGCTAAAATGGCTGAAACCGCCCACGGCATTCCCGTGGTGATCAATCACGTCATGGTGGATTCCGGGAACGTTGAGACTGTGGTCGTGGGGCGCGTGGCGGATTTCCACCCAACCGAGAATGGGGAATGGGACGCTCATTTTGTGGTCGATGACTCAGACGCCGTGGCTAAACTGGAGAGCGGGTGGGGCATCTCAACCGCCTACCGGATTACAGAAAGCGGCCCCGCAGGCACGTTCAACGCCATTCCCTACGACCGGGAAGTGCTGAACGCGACCTATGAGCACCTAGCCATTGTAGCGAACCCCCGGTATGAAATGGCCGTGGACCCGGTGTTCTATAACGGCGTGGACCCGGCCCCCTTGCAATCAACCCCTGACTCCCCTACAATCAAAGAAGCTATTTCAATCGGAGGCATTATGCTGAGCAAGCTGTTTACGCGCAAGCGCGAGGAAGTTAAAGTCAATGATGCGGAAGATCTCGTTGTGGAGCATGACGGGAAAGAGATTTCCGTTATCGAACTCATCAAGAAAAACGCTTGTGATGAGGACAAGTACAACAGTCTTCTCTCCAAGTACAATGAGCTTGAGGAGAAGTACAACGCCCTCATGAAGAAGAATGCCGAAGACGAAGAGAAGAAAAAGGAAGAGGAAGAGAAGAAGAACGCCGAGGACGAAGAGAAAAAGGAAAAGGAAAAGGAAGAGAAAGAAAACTCTGTCCATTTCAACTCGCTTGAGCAGGCAAACGCCAAGGCTCAATCCACTCCCGCGCCCGTAACACATATGAGTTTGGCCCAAATGGTTGAGGCGGGCAAAGCCGCCTATGGCAAAAAGTAATTTTTGGAGGATTTAGTCATGGCAGAGATGAATGCTTTTGTACCGTCTAACGTATTGGGCCAGCGGATTTCTGGCGCAAATGTTCTGTCGTGCGAGTTTTACTCGGCGACTGCGACGGATACAATCACCCCAGGAAAGTTTGTTAAGCTTTCGTCCACCACCAAGGGGAACGTCTCCAAGGTAGTAGTAACCGCCGCCGCCGCGGATGATATGCTCGGCGTGGTACTTTCCAAGCCTATGAAAGAGTCGTTCGCTGTTGGGGATATCATCGAAGTTGGTCTCGTGACCACTATTGTTCCCCTCATGGCTGGCGCGTCGATTACTGCGGGTGCGGCTCTTGAGCACGTCCCCTCAACCGGCAAGGTGGCTACCAAGTCCACTGGTGCCAAGATTGGTATCGCTTTGGAGAATGGCACCGCGGATAATCTCATTCGCGTTATGCTTGAGAAATAATTTAGGTCAGGGAGGATCTAACATGGCCGGTATTCTTGATTCTGATATGAAGCTCAACGCCTCTGGCTATGAGCAGGTGGTTTCCACCCTGACCGCAGTTAGCGGGCAGCTCACAACCCAAAAGTTCTATGAGATCGATTTTGCGTCATTTATGCCTGTCGTGAAAGGCAACGGCGCGTTCATGAATCAGGTTCTTAACTGGAAGGCTTCGGTCACTGGCGAAGGATTTGAGTCTGGTCTCGTTTCGCACTCTAGTAACCAAGCCCGTCTTGGCCTGGTTGGCGCGGAATTTGAAGCGCAGTACCAAAACGTTATCACCTGGGCAAAGGCAGTTCAGTATTCGCTTATTGAGCTTAACCAAGCCGCACAGGCCAACAACATGTTCTCGCTTATTGAAGCTCGCGAAATGGCACGCCGTAAGGAGTTCCAACTCGGACTTCAGAAGTGGGCTTTCTTCGGCGGCAAGAGCGAAACTGGTCTTCTGAACCAGTCCGCTGTTTCGGCGGATACTGCGACGATCACCAAGCGCATTCACACGATGACCGCGGCGGAGTTTAACACCTTTGCCGGTGCGCTCATTGGAAACTACCGCGCTGCGACCAACTACACCGCAATGCCAACGCACTTCATTATCCCTGAGAAGGATCGCCTGGGTCTCTGTAACTTCCCCGATGCCGCCTTCCCTATTAAGTCGCGTTTGCAGCTTCTCACCGAGGCTTTCCGCGAAGTCACGCAAAACCCCAACTTCCAGATTCTCAGCACTGCCTACAATGACAAGGCCATTCACCCGAGTGCCGTCAACCGCTATGTGCTGCTGAATTACGATCCCACTTCTCTCAAGTTGGACTTGCCTCTGGATTACACCCAGACTATGGCTGGTACTGTTAATGGCTTCACTTTCGAGAATGCAGCCTACGCTCAGTTCACTGGACTGGTTCTCCTGCGTCCGAAAGAGCTTCAGTATTTCGACAACACCGCAACCTAATAAGGTGGGACGATGGCTAAGAAAGAAGAAAAGACAGTTAAGGTTCTTTCACAACGCCTGGGCGATATCATCACCGCCCATGGCGTTCTGAAGTACAATGAAGTGACGGAACTCCCCGCGGAAGTCGCCGAGGAGCTTTTGAAGATGTACCCTGAACTCCGGATCATCTAATGGCCTATGAGATTGAAGACTTCAAAACCTACTTTTCCAGGGATTTTGTCTTCAGTCTCACGCCTACTACCGGAGTAACCGACGCGGACCTAAACCGTGCGTTTGGCGAAGCGACGATGAATTTTAACCCCGATCTGTTTGAAACCCCAAACGACCAGACGGCCTTTTTCTACCTTGCGGCGCACATGCTTTGCACCAATTTGCAAGCGGCGCTCCAAGGTAAGAACTCAGTGCCTTTCTTCCCCGTGGCCTCGCGCAGCGTGGGGGCAGTTCTGGAAGCCTACTCAATCCCAGCCTGGGTGTCGGAGAATCCGATACTTAGCGGATACTCGACAACCCGCTACGGCCAGCAGTATCTCTTGATGCTTTACCCGCGCATGATTGGCCGGGTGACGGTTCACCAAGGGGCCACTACCGCTTAGGGGGTGAGCCGTGATCAGAATACAAGTTGACGATGTTGAGAAGGCTATAGAGAATCTAAAGAAGTCGATTGACACGCTTGCAAAAACCAAAATTGCCATTGGGGTATTTGCGGACGCCGGGACCAATGATCGCGGGGTCCCCATTGCGGAGTACGCCGCCTATCAGGAATTGGGAACGGTGTCTATCCCCGCCCGGTCGTTTTTGCTATGGTCCTCCTATTTGCATCGTGACGAGGAGCACGCCTATGTTGCGGGGGCTGCGGAGAATATCGTCGGGCAGATGCTTGCCGGGGAAGTGGACTCGATGATCGTCGCAGCGGGCCAGCGTTGGTCTGATTATGTGCGGTCTACCATTGCCTCGGGCGGTGGAGGCAGGTGGGCTCCGCTCGCGCCGTCCACCATTGCGAAAAAGGGGCACGACATTCCCCTGATTGACAAAGACCGGCTGTACAAAGCCATAACTTATGAGGTGAGATGATGCTGCCATACATGGGGAATGCGGTAATGGCTTGGATGCAAACCATGACGTGCGAAGTGGTGACCCAAGTCCAGGAAGACTACATGACCGTGGAGCGGTTCACCGAACTTGAGTTCCGTGGCGTCCGGGTACCCTTGAAAGCCCAACAGCTTGACAAAAAGCCCGAGGGCCAACGCGCATGGAGATGGGAGGCTCTTTACGCTACCGTTGAGTTCAATTTGGCGGTGAACGATGTTATCATGATGAAGGGAACCAGATACCGTGTAGATGCAAAACTCGATTACTCGGAATACGGGTACTACGAGTATCATATTGTTGAGGACTTTATCGCGTGAACTCGCTACAACGCATAGCTGATATCCTTCAAAAGTCCATGGCACTGGAAGCAGACCAGGTGTGGACGTACAATCAGCGGCGAAGTATCCCGACCACAAGCGGGCTGTTCATTAGCGTGCAGCGGATGGGGTTGAGACCCTATGGCAACAATTCCAAGAGCAATGGGGACACGGTAACCGCAAGCCAGATGATGCAAGAGGCGGTTACAATCAATCTCTTTTCTCGCGATACCTCGGCGCTTGATAGGCTCCCAGAGGCGCTGGCGGCTTTGCGATCCCCCTACTCTGAGTTTGTCCAGGGTCGCGATGGTTTTCGCATTGGGGCGGTCCCGGTTTCGGTGCTTGACGCCTCGGGACTTGAGGGGGCGGTCCTCCTGTACCGGACAGTGGTCACGGTCAATGTATTGACCTGCTACGAACAGACAACCGACACTACCTATTTTGAGCCAGATACGATAGACTTCTCTTTAGAAGAAACGGAGGCATAATATGGCGATTCTTTCCCCGAGTGAAGTGGTTACTATTTCGGTGTCCAATCCCCCCGCAGGGCTTGCACCTTATTCCGTCAACAATCTGCTGGTTCTTACCAAAGACACTCCGGTAGTGGCGCTCACGGGCTCTTTCGCCGTGTACACCAACCCTGCGGATGTTCTTACCCAATGGGGTGCGGATAGCAAGGTTTACGAGGCTGCGCTTGCTATTTTCGCGCAGTCCCCAAACATCATCTCAGGCGGTGGGAAGCTCCTGGTTGCCCCGATGCTTGAAGCCGAGCTTCTGGACGCTGCGATCACCCGCCTTTCGGCTTTGGTGTTTTTCGGCGGCGTCGGTTACACGTTCACCGAACTCGCCGCCAACGTCCAGGCGGCTGGCGTTACGGCTCAGGCGCTTCGTAAGAAGCTCTTTGTCGGGAGCTCCACGGCCCAGGACCTGATTGACGGGCTTTTGGCCGATCTGAAGGACGCGACCCTCACACGATCCCGCGGGCTTTTCCACTCAGACGCCGCAGTCCTCCCGAGCTTCGTTTGGGGCTACGCGAGCCAAGCGCAGTCCACGGACTTCAGTGGCGTCAACACAACGCGCACCATGCATCTGAAGCAGATTGCAGGCGTGACCAGCGATGAGGGGCTTACCAGCACGGTCTTGGCGAATGCCAAGGCTTGCGGTGCCGATGTCTATGGTTCGATTGCTGGGCGGGCTTCGCTTCTGACTAGCGGTGCCAACGGTTTCTATGATGACGTTTACAACCTGGATGCCTTTGTTGCGGACCTTGAAGTCGCAGGCTTTAACGCCCTCGCGCAGGCTGGCACCAAGGTTCCGCAGACTGAAGCCGGAATGACTTATCTGAAGGACGCTTATCGCAAGGTGTGTGAGAAATACGCGTCGAACGGCTTTATTGGAGCAGGGGAGTGGACGGGAACCGGCACTTTCGGCAACCCTGAAGCATTCCGTCGTAGCATTCGCGACACCGGGTTTTGCATTTATAGTCTCCCCTTGGCCCAACAGACACAGGCTGACCGCGAGGAGCGCAAGGCCCCCTTGGTTATGATCGCAATTAAATATCAGGGCGCTATCCACTCGACTTCGGTCATGGTCAACATCAATCGCTAAAGGGGTGAATTATGGGAATTTACAGGCTAACAGGCAATGACACTATCAACCTTGCCGGAAAAACATTCGCTGCCCGTCTTTTTACTGCTCTCCCTCATGGGGAAGTGGCGAAGCTGACCTACGGGTCTGACATCGCAACGCTTAAGACAGGCAAGAATGGCAATGTTATCATCGCAAAGAATGAGGTAGGCAACCAAGGTACTCTTGAGCTTAAAGTGCTTCGCGGAAGCGAAGACGATGTGAATCTTAATAGCGACCTAGTTGCATATAATGCGGACTCCGCTTCCTACGTTTGCATTACCGGTTCGGTAGCCAAACTGCTTGGTGACGGTCTCGGGAATACGATCACTGACACCGTTTCACTTGCAGGTGGGGTTATCACCAAGCGCGTGGAGATGGTTATTAACGTTGAGGGTGATGTCGAGCAGGCCATTGCACTTTACACCATCCAATTCGCCATGGCGTCTCGGGGTATTGCATCTGCTGAGGTAGCGGCAACATGAAACACAAGCTACCAAGCGGGACCGAACTTCTAGTGACCCCTCTCGAATGGGAAGAGTCGTGGGAAGTTTGTCAGCAAGTCCTTTCAGTGATTGAGCAGTTGGACGTGGATATCAAGGGCATGACGCTTGAAGACATCAAAGCCCAAGATGTCTTGAATTTTAAGAACCCAATCTGCAAGGTTTTGGCTTCCCCACTGCTTTTCGGTGCGAGCAAAAAGTGCTTGGACAAGTGTACCTATGGAGGGGTGCGCGTGGACAAGTCGACCTTTAGCAAGCCCGAGGCCCGTGGGGATTTCCTTATGGCGTGTTTCTACGCGCTCAAGGAGAACTGCGCCCCTTTTTTCGGAAGTCTGCTTTCTGCTTTGAAGGTGATTTAGCGAAGGAAGGCAGTAGGGTTAAGGTTAAGATAACGATGGAGCGTCACCGCTTCATCGTTTGCGAGTTAGCCGCAGCAGGCATGGGAACCCCCGGTGAACTCATGACAACGCGGGCTGACTTGGTTGCAGATGCCTATGATTATCTGTTCTTTAAGGCAGAGTATCAAAGGCGGCTAATGGAGGCGAACCGCGATGAAAGTCGGTGAGATATTCATTCAACTCGGCTTCCAATCGGTAGGCCAGGACGAGGCCAAGGGCTTTCAGTCTGTAGTTGACGCGATTAGCGAGTCCTCAACACGCTTGGCGGCATCCATAAACGAGATGCTTCAAGCCCTCAATAAAGCAAAACCAGCAACCGAGACTGCAACAGAGACTGCAACGGATCACGGTAAGGCGCTGGCGGATACCAGTCTCAAATACCAAAAATCTCAAGCGGCGATAGAAGCAAAAAACAAGGCACTGGATACCAATAAGAAGAAAACCCAAGACGCGGGGAAGTCCACTAAACAGTGGGTTTCTGATATGAACCGCGCAAGGCTTCAGCTAGTTGGTGTGACCGCGGCTATCACTTTTGCCTCAAAAAAGGCAGCGGACTACGCCCAGGCGCTCAACATCTTCTCCAACACCACCGGGCTAAGTTCCAGGGAATTGCAGAGGTGGGAGCAACGCGCAGCGGCGGCTGGCATTTCGGCGGAGGAAATGGCGGCGACGGTTCGCAATCTTCAGAAGCTCGGTACCGATGTTATGATGGGCCAAGGGAACACCAAGCCATGGGCGTTTCTAGGCATCCCGGCTTCACAAAACCCCTTCGACACCCTTGACCGTATCAAGGCGAAGATGGGAACCTTGCCCCGCGCCCTTGAGTCCCGGATGCTTGAGGAGATGGGGCTAACCGATGCCATGCAATCATTCCTCCGGGAAGCGGATAAGCTCCCGCGGGGTGATGAGGGTTTGCTGTTGAGTGAAGCGGAGCTTAAACGCCTCAAGCAATTCCACTCATATTTCAGCATGACAATGGACACCATTAAGCGGTTCCTTCACCGGATAGGCGGAGACCTAGCACCATTCACTGGTATTATTTTGGAGGCATTAACCAAGGTCACGTCTTCCATCAATATCGTAACAGCCAAGCTCGCGGATCTGGATCATAAGGTTGGCCGCGGGTCCTTTTTCAAAGCTCTTGCGGTTGGCGCAATGATGCTTACCGCGGCTTTATTTCCGCTATCATTCGCCCTCAGTGGGGTTTTGGTTATCGCAGATGACCTAATTAGGTTTATGGACGGAAAAGGCAAAACAGTAATTGGGTTTTATTGGGACGCGTTCAAAACGTTTAAGGATTGGTTGGAGTCCATACCCTCGCTCTTAGCGGCTATTGTGGACACGTTGACCGGTGGGGTATTCTCAAAAGAACTACAGGATATGGTGTCAACCTCGGCAGGATGGTTGAAACAACTATTTGGCGAGGAAGGGTTCAAACTGTCACTACCAACGCGGCAGAGCGTTCCGAAAACCGGTGAGAGCTTCAACCTCGGCGTGGGGTCGCTTTTCCCGTCCCTAGCGGGGGCCGGATTACTTTCGCCTGGGAAAGCCCAAACAAACCAGAACTCGTTTAACATAACAGTCAATGGTGCTAAATCGCCTGAAGACACCGCGAAGGCGGTTGGAAAGGAAGTTCAGAAGGTGATTTACCAATCCCCCATGGCGGAGGGTACACCATGAGCCTATTAAGCACGGTGAGCCAAGGGACAACTCAGGTTAATATCGCTGGTACTGTTGCGTCCCTCGCGGGCGTTGCCAAGGCGTTAGTCAAACCAAAAAACACCGTTCCTGGTATCGCTGGGTTTGTTTTCGATATTCCAGAAACGGAGACAATCAAGCTACAAGCCTTGGTGACAAACCACTACACCGAGGCCAACTATTCGATAAGCGACCACGTTGCCTTTGACCCAATTTCAATAACGCTTGTCGGGGTTATCGGCGAGCTTGTTATAGAGCGAGACGTGCTCCAACAAACAGTTCAGGCAGTGCTTGATCGTTTGACCTCCACAAGCCTCCTATCCCCCGGACTTTCCGCAAGCGCCCAAGCATACTTAACCGAATACAGTCGTGTTAAAAATGCGTTTAATTCCGCCGTAAAACAGTGGAACTCGTTTTCTGACGCAGTTGGGTTGACGGGTGCATCGGGGGGAAAATTAGGCGGAGATGTTCGCAGCCGCCAACAGCGTTTTTACGATGGTATCACATCGCTGTTCAACTCCCGCGCACTCGTTACAGTGGAGACCCCATGGCGCATGTTTGGTGAGGGGACAGACAGTAATGGCAATGAGAGCTTTCCATTTATTATCGAGTCGCTAGAGTTTCACCAAGAGCAAGAGTCCAAAGACCTATCGCGAGTCACCGTAGTTTTGCGCGAGTTTCGCACCGTGTCTACTACCGCGGGCGCGGGAAAACTGTCAGGGCGTGCGGTTGTGCAGCAGGCCCCAAAGGCAGAAGCGGGGAAAGCTCGGGTCGATAATGATTCCTTCGCATGGAAAAATCTTGCCGGAAAGGGTAAGTGATGAAAGTTATTCAATCCCTAACGGCTGAACCAAGGCAAAACCTCATACTCCCAATCGAGGGCTACGCCGATGCTACGCTGTTTTTAGAATTTAAGGACACCCAATACGCTTGGTTCATGACGCTAACATGGAATGGTAATACGATAGCGGGTATGCGCGTGGCGTGTTGCCCAAACCTCTTGGACCAATATCGTTGCAAGTTCCCATTCGGATTGTTGGTTGATTCTGTCAACGGCCAAGACCCGCTAACCCTAGACGCCTTCGATACCGGAACTTGCCGCATGGCAATTCTATCCGAGGCAGAGGTTGTGCAGGTGGATGGGGAGCTGTATGGAGCGTAAAATTGGCCGCTGGTATCAGCTTCAAATTGAGACAGAAGATGCGGTTATCGAGACCGCAGCCGACGGCACTAAACGCATTGCAAGCACGTCCGTTAATCACGTTACGATAACGCATCCTACAACTGTTGAATTTGAAGTGGTACGCAATAACCTTGCCAGCGCCAATTCCGCCTCTTTCAAAATTTACAACTTGAGCGCAGAGACCCGCAACCGCATATTCAAAGACCCATTTGCCATGGAGGATTTGCGAGCAATCCAATTCACCGCAGGCTACAAAGATGGGACCGATGTATTACTTGGTATGATATTCAACGGGCAGATGCGTTCCGCAATTTCTTATCGTCAGGGAACCGAATGGATTACGGAGATTGAAGCCTTCGACGGTGCTTTTGGCATGTCGCAAGGGGCGGTGGCTATAACGATTGGAAAAGGGGCTGACAAAATTGACGTGATTAAAACCCTTGTGGACGCTATGCCAGGTGTTAAGGGTCCCGTAAGTGGTAGCATTAAAGAAACCCTAAAGCGCGGCGCTACTCTAATGGGTAACGCAGGTACCATCATCAAAGAGATTGCGGCTGGTAATTTCAGCATTGATAACGGCGTGGCATATGTGCTTAATGACAATGAAGCCATAGAAGGGGACGTTAAGATAATCAAGTCCGAAAGCGGATTGATTGGTGTCCCGCGCCGTGCCAAAAACTTTCTTGAGTTTGATATGATGTTTGAGCCCCGGCTGAAAATCAACCAGGTAATCAAGCTAACGTCAAACCTCACCGATGCTATTGGAGCCAAGCGCACTCTTGCCCCATCATTCAATGGCGAGTACAAGATTATCGGTTTACAGCACAGAGGAACCATATCCGGCGCGGTTTGCGAGGACGCCATGACGACTGTTACAGTCCTTTTTGATGCAAGTTTGATTACGGTGACGCAATGAAATACCCAAGAGCCAAACCGGACCTACCAGACGTGATGGAACA